GTTGACATCGTGTGGTGAGCCGTCCTTAATGTGAGGATGGCTCACTTCTACGATTGTACTACAACTAACGAACCCAAGTTTGAGAAGAACGTAACGACACCCGCTCAAGCTAGAAAGAATAACACTAAGACCTACCCGTCAGTCACGACAGTGCTAGGCATAATCAAGGATGACTTTCTTGATTCAATTTATAAACCACGAATGATGGTAGACCTTGCCCGAAAGCACCCGAACCTAGTGTGGCAAGACATCGAGACCCTAGTGTATGGAACAAGAGAACATCCCGTAACAGGAGACACGATAGGTTCATCCGAGTTTGGTACTGCGGTACACAAATGTATTGAAGACAAGGTAGAGGCACTGATGCAAGGCACAGAGGCCGAGCCTAATCCGTATGACAGTTGGGCCGAACCATTTGTAGAATGGATACACGAGAGCGGGACTAAGCCAATGTGTTGTGAGCATATCATTAGCTCAAGTACAATTAAGACTGCGGGTTCAATAGACTTTATGGGATACGATGATGAGGATAAATTATTCCTCGCTGACTACAAGTGCAGAACTAATTGTAAAGGTAAGGCCAAGACTTACCCGAAGGACTGCGAACAGTTGGCCATTGAATCCTTTATGGTAATGAAGGAGTACAAGTTGGATTACCTACCGAGATGTATTACTGTATGTGTGGACTGCGAGACAACCAAGCACTACCACAAGGAGTGGACACCCGAAGAGATGAAGAAAGGAATCGACAATTTTAAATACGCTTGCAAATTATATTGGAACAAAAGGATGAAAAAATGAGTGATGAAAATCCAAACTTAGAGTTCTATGAAGAACTCATACACGCAGACAATGCCATACAATTCGATGGCCTTGACTATGCTATCGTTGGTACAAGCCACGATGGATACTATGTATATGACTACGACAGAATGATTGAATGCTTTATGTCCGACAGTGATATGAAATACGAGGAGGCAATCGAATGGATTGACTTCAATGTATTAGGTATCAATGGTGGCACGGGATTCATTGTACTATATAGCCGTGAACAAATATGAGATAATCTATAAGCACTTCGATATGCCCACGGATTACCGAGGGTATACAGTTAGGTGGGCTAGAGACAAAGCACAAGCAGTCAAGTATGTATGCCCGACCAAGCCCGACAAGGATGGGTACGGAGTAACTAAGAAGGGTGCAAGGATACAAATACTAGAAGTAAACGAAAGGTAATTATGGGCAAGGGAATGCAACCGAAGAAGGGATACAATCAGAAACTGTACGAACAGAATTACGATGACATCTTTAGAAAGAAAAAGAATGAGAACAACAAGACTACTAAGAAAAAAAGCAAGTGACCTACATACCCGCAAGCAAACTAGCCGAGTGGCGAAAAGAAAACGAACCAAGTGAGTGTCCGATATTAAATCGAGAGACTGATGACTGGGTAGTTGACCACGACCACAGTAGTGGTGAGATACGGGGAGTAATAAGCAGACAAGCTAATACATTACTAGGCAAGATGGAGAATATATATACATCAATGTGCAAGGGTGACCCGACTGAGTTGCCAACTGTACTAGAGAACATAGCATCCTACTTAAGACAACCGGAATCAGAGATACTGCATCCCGTTGGACTCAATCAACTTACAAGTCGCTTCAAAAATAATTTAAAAAGAGATGACCAAGTGTTTTTATTATCGACATTGGGGTCAACAAATGCTGAACTAGATGCTTGCATTAATGTAAAGCATCGTGTAAAACTATTTAAGAATTTATTAAAACAATACTATGACAGAACTAAAAAACACACACCAACTTGTTCTGATTCAAGGGGAACTGAAAGCTCCCAAGGGTCAGACAAACAAATTCGGAGGGTACTCTTATCGCTCCGCAGAGGACATACTCGAAGCAGTAAAACCTCTCCTACAAAAACATAACTCGGACTTAACACTCAGCGATGACATCGTAGAGGTAGGAGGTAGAGTATATGTAAAGGCAACCGCCCGACTAGTATCACACAACCCATTCGCTGAGGTAGAAACCACAGCCTATGCTCGTGAAGCTGAAGTAAAGAAAGGTATGGATGATGCACAGATCACTGGATCAGCAAGTTCTTACGCTCGTAAGTACGCACTGAACGGCCTCTTCTGTATCGATGATACTAAGGATCCCGATGCAACTAACACGCACGGAAAGGCACACACTAAACCATCTTCATCTGACGAAGATTTATTTTAACCAATAATAATAATATGAATCAATACGATAACACAAATCGTGGTCGCTTATTCAAGAATGACCGCAAAGAAAAAGAAACACATCCCGACACTCGTGGGGATTGCGAGTTCTCAATCAAGGAACTCAAGGAACTAATCGCTGCCGCTGAAGCTCAAGGCGAAACCAACATTGCATTCTATGTAAAGGGATGGAAGAAAGTATCTAAGAATGACGTAGCGTTTATGTCACTAGCATTTGATGCTAAGGCCAAGGCTTCTACTCAGCCGAAGAAACCATCACCCGTTGAGGTAAACGATTCCGACCCGTTCTAATGTCTTCTGAAGAAATACTACACTACGACCATTCCGGCAATGGTAATCATCTTTACAGAAAAGATGTATCCCTACCGGACACTGTAGATAGGACTGAATTCAATAAGGAATGGTGGGAACGATTCCGGCAAGATGAGGTGGATGAAATACTCCGCCTCACTTCTTTAAAGAACTCGGACTACACCGGTGGAGACACCCAAGATAATCCATTCGAGAACTTCGATGGGTCAACTGACTTCGGGATTGAACCCCTAGTTGGTGTAGCTCTACGGATGCAAGATAAGTTTCAGAGACTTAAAGCATTCAGCCGAGATGGTAAACTTTCCCTTGATGAAAAGGGGGATACCACTCGTGACATCTTTAGGGACTTGATAGGTTACTCCTTGATAGCCATAGGGATGCTAGAACGAGACAATAAATAAGGATATGTATGTTAGAATCTACGACCCTTGCAATAACTGCGGGGTCTAGACTAACAACTATCAACACAAAATAAAATTATGTTAAAGACCATACACGAAGCTACAGAAGTATCATTAAATGCTTACAATGAAATATCAACAAGAGAAATTCCAAGTGAAGCAAAGGATCGATTTAAATTCTTAGGCCAGTGTTTGAATGCTTTGACTGAGCAACTACAAAAATAGAATGATAGACTTAGTCGAACCACACAACACGGAAGCTGAAGAAAAACTAATTGCTTGCCTATGTCTAAGCGGGGACTCATCCGCATATGACACAGTATCATCCATCATTAACGAGGATGATTTTTATTTCCTAAGACACCGGCTACTGTTTCGAGCAGTAGCTAATCTTAGTGCCGAGACTCCGGTGGATGAGGTATCTATAATGGAATACCTTAAGTCCATCGAGTGCCTCGAAGAAGTCGGTGGCATTGCCGGTATCATTGAGATACTAGGCAAGTCATCGAGTACATTACAACTGAAGTACTACACAGATTTAGTACTAGAAAAATCCAACCTAAGAAAATTAAGAAGAGCATACATACTAGGTGCAGAGAATGCATCTGCCGAGACTGCCACATCAAGACAGATCAAGGCCAATGTCGAAGAGCAGACAGCAAGAGTAAGTCAAGAAGCAGACAGCGGTCAGAAGATCGTTGATACTGCTAATGAACTCAAAGCAGATTTTGCTAAGATGATGAGTGGAGAATATGTGAATGACGTGGTGAGAACATACTTACCTCAACTTGATTCAATGCTAGGCAGTGGAGGCATAGGTGCTGGTGAGGTACTTACCCTATCTGCACCCACATCTTGTGGTAAGTCAGCACTTGCATTATATATAGCAATCAAAGCTATGATAGAAGATGCTGTACCTACCCTTATATTCTCTTTGGAGATGCCACGTAAGCAAATACTCAAGCGTATGGTTCAAGTAGTTTCTGGGGCTAATCTGAGGCAGATACAAGAGGGTGTAATATCTGATGCTAATATGAAAAAAGTTAATGAAGCTACCGATGAGGTGGCTGAACTTCCTTTCTATACAGTACACACTGCCCGGAATCCACAAGATATAATCAGCCAAGCTAGGAACTACGTAAGAAAGCACGGGGTAAAGCTAGTAGTCATTGACTACTTACAGCTTATACCTTGGAGTAGCAAAGCTAATAGTAAGGCTGAGGGTATAGCTGACATATCTCATAAGGTAAAACAGCTGGCACTTGAACTAGACGTAAGTGTAATACTATTATCACAAGTCAACAGAGAGGGAGCAAAGCGGGAGACCGGGCTCAGTCTGTATGACCTCAAGGATAGTGGAGACATCGAGAACGATGCTGACATTGTCCTTTTACTATGGCCAAAGAACGGAGACATAGAGGGTGCTAAATCCTCTGATGCCAAGGGGCCTTTCACTGACCTTCAATACAGCATAGCTAAGAACCGAGAGGGCGAGCGTGGTGTAGGAGGTTACTTAAAATTCTATCACTGCTTAGGGAGATTTAAATAATGCTTAATAAAGATATACTAAAACTTATCTGCCAATACTATGACGTAGAGGCTGACGAAGTAACCAATGCCGCACGTGGCACAACAACTATAATCAAAGTAAGAGACATTTACTTTTGGATACTATCAAGAAGCCGACACCTATCTCACAACGAGATAGCCAAGCTCGGCAAGCGAGAACGCTCAAGCGTTACTTGTTCACTCAGAAGAACCAAGAGTCGAATCAAAGATGACGAAACTTTCAGAAGCGAAGTTATGGCAATCGTCAACGCAACAAGCAGACAAGAGTTTGCTATACAGTAATGACAGAGCAAGAGATAGCTGACTCATTGATGAGGGTATATCCTAGTATGGATA